TCCATTTGCTCCGCGATAACGCCCGCTAATTGGGTCGTAGTTCCATTCGGCATCAAAGCGAACAATGGAAGCGGAGAATTCCGAAAGCGGATTAAGAGGGTTGGACATCCTCGGCCTCCAGAATGTCCTTAAACCGTTCCGGCGCTTCTTGTTTCCATTGATTCAATGCGGCGTCAATATCTTCTTCCGAAATCAACGAAGCCTCGTCCACATCTCCCAGCACTAGGCCGCTGGTTTTTAATGGGTCAATAGCATCCACTTTGCTGCTGACCATCTTCGCCGGGCCACGGCGCTCTGGATCAGGATCAGCTTTGCGCTTGCGAGCAACAATGGTTTGCCGCTCTTCTTTGCTCATGGCTTGAGCCTTGGCCTTAGGCAGGCACTTTGGCTTGCCCTCTTTTTCTTCACGTCCGCCGCATGGCCCCATGATTTCGCCATTGGCGCCAATCCTCACCCACTCTTCTTTGAACCATTGCTCAAGATCATCGGCATGAATTTCACCTTCGTCTCCTTTGAAAGCACCGCTCAATGAACCGTGCTTCTTCTTAAACATTTGCTTATATTGCTGCACCACATAGCCGCTGGCGTAAGCTGAAGGCCATACTTTGAACTTCGCCTTGGCTGCGCTAACAGCGCGAGAATGCAGCTCCTTGTCAGTAAATTCCACGTCGCCACGCACTTTCTTAAGATCACGGGGCAGGAACAAACCAGCCGAATCTTCCACTTCCCGGCTGCCATCCATCGGCAACGTGCCATTCTCTTCGTTCATTGGATCGCGACCACCAGGCGGTACAGCAAAACCACCCCGTCCTTGAGTGGAACCACCCCCACCTTGAGCAGGAAGTTCGCGAATGACAGTTGGATCGAGCGTAAGCTCCATGCTCCACTCAGAACCGCCGTAACGGGCGTCCGCCACTTCCTTCGGACTCAATACGCCAAGCTGGATGTAGCGGCCATCCACAGCCGCCACACGCGCCCGCACGTCCGCCATTTCCCGTTCGTTCAGCTCAAACAATGGGTTGAAGGAGATGCGCCAAGATTCAGGCAGCTTTCCATTCGTTGGCCCCTCTTTGCTCAGCATGATGTATTCCATCAGCTTCTTAATAGGCCGTTTGAAATGGACGCTCTGATAGTCAGCAAGCGTCTTGGCAAAATCACGCTCCTCACTGCGGCCAGTCGAACCCAGTCCGCTCGGGCTTTCGCCAAACAGCACGGTATGAGGAATTTTGCTGGCGCCAATAATGTCCACGCGCAGTTTCTCCAACACTTCCCCAATGCCGCCAAAATTGCGGCTAATAAATTCAAGCTCTTCTTTTTCTGCATCAATCGCATAACCGCGATAGATGCTCTTGCTCATATCATTCACTTGCAGCCTATCCCTAACAGCGCCTTCCTTTCCGGCTGCCAGCATCGCCGCAAGCCCCTTCACTTTATGCACAAAAATGTCAAACTCAGTGAGCAACGTAGCCGCTGAATTCAAACCCGTCCAATAATGCCGGAAGCTGTCATAAACAGTTTGAAGGCTGCTCATGCCCCAGCCATAATTCCGTTGCCTAATGCGGTAGGGCAGCCAATCCCCATCAAAACGCAAAATCCTATCTCTATGGATGTAGGACAAAGTGGGCTCGTTAATTAAATCGCCAGAAATAATTTGATAGTACGTTGCCTTGGAATAGTCGTATAGATTTTCTTCAGTGATGACTGGTGCAATTTGCCAACGGTCTAAACATTCAATTTCTTCGATGCGACGAATGTTACGTTTATCCACTGGCATATAGGCCGGACGGCCATCATCAATAAACAGCAGCAAACAGGCCCCGCCATAAAGGCGAGAGTTCTTTGCCGCCAAATTTAAATATTCCAGGATATATAAATCTTCAATTACTTGCTCAATGCCTTGCACTTCTTCGGCTCTAACGCCATCTCCGCCAAACAATACCTTGAAGCCTTTCCGAGTGGCTTGGTCAGCATAAATGTCAACAATGCGACGAGGCAACCATTCACCATATAAATTCTCCAGCTCCTCTTGCGCTAGGAAAATTGTAGCCGTGGTCTTGGTGTACTGGCCCTTATCGCGACTAGTGCCCATGCCGATGAGCACGTTTTGCAGGCCGTCAGCACGCAGTCCGCCTTCGGAAGCGTGCCCCAAATCAACCATTTCGTTATCCATTGATTTTCTTAAGGCCATCATGTATTGCTTTCATTCTAAAAGCTGGCTACATTGGCCTGGTTGCTATGGCCAGTATGGCTAGCCCTCTGCAATTTGCCTTCAGCGACGAGCAGCGAAAGGCTGTCTACGCCGAAGCTCACCGCCGTCAAGCCGTCAATTCCGCACTAGGTCTTAAGGGCCGGAATAATGGCCCAACCTCAGGCAGTGAAGCCCTTCGTCTCCATCTCATTGGAGCGGCGGGAGAGATGGCCGTCGCCGCCCTGCTCGATATGGAACACTTTCTCTACCAGGAAACCACGGCCAAACGAGGCTCCGCAGACCTCCCTCCCAATATTGATGTTAAAACTCGCGCTCGCCACTACTATGATTTAGTGGTGCAATTAGACGAAAAGCCTGGGAAAATATTTGTTCTCGTGACCATTGAAAATCGAAAAACTCTCGTGCATGGCTGGATAAAAAGTGAAGATGCCATGAAAGATCAATGGAAAAAAGAGCACGTTAAAGGCCGCCCGGCCTTCTTCGTCCCCAAGCACTATTTACAGCCTCTTTCGTCATTATTGTAATGCTTCGCTGTTCAGACTTCGCCAAACACGCTCTTCATTTAGAGCTTTTCCATAAACAGGCTGAAATTCTTGATGAATTCTTTCAGCCCGGCAAGTCGCATGCAGTGTGGGCTCTCGGGCGACGCTCAGGCAAGACGCTCATGGCAGCCATTGCCTGCATCTATATGTGTTTCGTCCTAGAAGAACAATATCGTCGTAAAGTAAGAAAAGGAGAACGCTGGTACGTTGTAACTGTTGCAAACAGTCAAGATCAGGCTCGTATTGCCCTAAACAACATCCGGCAGCTCATCATCGAAAGTCCCTTCGCTCAGGAGATTGTTCGTGAAACTGCCGACATCATTGAAATTAGTAACCACTGCGTTTTTAAAGCTATACCAACTTCCGGGCGTGCTGCTCGTGGTCTCGCTTGCGCCGGTGCTGTTTTTGATGAACTTGCATTCGCCACAGAAGGCGATGCTAACTCCGGCGGACGTGGCATTTATGACGCTCTTTCTCCTTCTATCGCTCAGTTTGGCGGTCATGGGCGCATCCTAGAACTCTCCTCCCCATGGCTGACTGACGGCATCTTCTATCAGCATTTCAAAGAAGCAGCGTCTGGCCGCTTCCCTTTCATGCAGGCCGTAAACCTCCCAACGTGGGAGATGAACCCTCGCATTTCGCAAGAGTTTCTTGACACAGAGAGGCAGCGCGACCCCGAAAAATTTAAAGTGGAATATGGCGCTCAATTCGCCAGTAATCTTTCCGCTCTTGTTGCTAGTGATGTTGTTGACGCCTGCATTGATGACCGTCGAGCGGCTCTACCACCCAGAGCCCAATTCCAAGGTGCTTATGTCTTGGCCTTGGACCCTGCCCGAGGTGGGGTTGGCCGTGATGATTACACTGCTTGTATTGTTCATTTTGAAAACGGCACGTTAGTCGTTGATAAATTCCATTCCTTTGCTGCTGATTTTGAAATCAATGGAAGAATGGAAGTGAATATCAATGCAGTGGAAGATTGGATAAAAGAACAGCATCGCCTATACGTTTTCGACACGATTGTGATGGACCAGTTCAACAGTGCTGGCACCATTCAAACCTTGGCAGGCGATCTGCCCATCACTGAACTCACTTGGACCGTTAGCTCCAAGATGAAGGCTTTCAGCAAAATGCGAGAGCTGTTCAATGCAGGGCAGATTAATTTATACCGTCACGAAAAGGCCGTCATGCAAATCAAAAATCTTACTGTCACTTACAAGCCCAGTGGGCAATGGACGGTTACTGGCGGCAAGGCCACTGGCATTGACGACTTAGCGTTTGCCATGGCTGGTGCAATCTTGGCCGCATCTAAAGATGATGACATTGGGTGGATCGAAAGTTTAATCTCCTAGTATGATTTTCAAACAATAGTTCTTTATTGGCGTGACTTATTGCAAATTAACTATGCAAGAAACGCAGTTTTTAATTGCGCTCCTTGAAAATGGCACCACTAGCAAGCAAACTTCCTTGCAGCTTTTAGCGGCCGAACATCTTTATATTCCCGTGCTATTGCCCAAGCTTAAGGACTATGCCAAGCGCTTGGGGCAAATTGAAGCGCTGGAGCAATGCCTCGACGAGGAAGGCACGTTTGACGACTATTGCCGGGCCCACCCCGACAGCCAAGAATGCAAGGAATATGACGTGTAGGCAACATGCGTGCTATGCTTTTGGGGCTTTCGCGAAGCACGCTGGCCAGCGTTACAACTAGACAGTGGCAGGCACTGTCTTGCAGACCAATCGAGGCTATGGGCCTACCCATAGTTAAATGTCGTACACAGGCGGATTGAAGCCCCGCCTCGACGCCTCGATGTCTAGCCCTTGTAGCCCAACCGGCAGAGGCAAGCGACTTAAAATCGCTCCAGTGTGGGTTCGACTCCCACCGAGGGTATCGTGCTAAGCTGCATCTACGTTCACCCCACATGGGGCGCATGACACCCACCTACGGAACGGGAGGTGGACCATGGAGAGCGCCATGAACACTCTGTTGCTCGTGAAGCAGCAGCTTGAAAAAGCTGCCCGTCTTCGCAAGGCTCAGTTGGCCTCATTGCACGGCCATCGCTATTGCGTGGCTTAAGCTCATCGGCCCGCTACGGCGGGCCTTTTTATTTGCCTTCTCTTTTGTGGATGTAAGCCTTAAGCTCTCTTAAATAGTTCCTCAACATTGCAGCCTGTTGCAAATGCCAAGGGTCACGATATTGGAAATACAGGCCCATGTGATTATCAATGGCCTTCAAAATATTATGAATGGGCGCGTTCCATGGCTCCCTGATCGGCGTGTTAAACGTCCGACGCTCGTCCATGGCCCAGGCCAAAATAGTTTTGTATACAATCTAACGCCACTGGCATAAAATTATTAACTTCCACGCATGCATTGAAATATCTTTTGTCCACGCTTCCATCATCATGCCGAATTAAATGGCAATGCAAATGGCCATGCACATTACCAATGTATCGTCCAGTTAAATTAGCGGGATGCACTGGAATGTGCGTATAAATTAAGCCATCACGAAAGAATGCCCCTCGGATGTCATGGAAATATTTTGCATAATCTTGAAACTTAAAAATATCATGATTCCCGCGAACTAGCACTTTACTACCGTTTAGACGGTCTAAAACATGCAAGCCAGATCGTGGGATGGCCACGTCTCCCAACACGTACACTCTATCCTTCGCGTGGACAATATTGTTCCAACGCTCTACGAGCGTTTCATGCATTTCTTCCAATGAGACAAAAGGACGCAGCCGTTCTCCGTCTGGACGCATAAATTCCAGAATCTTGGCATGGCCAAAGTGCGTATCGCTTGTGACGAAGGCGCTCATTAGAAACAATTAATAATGGAAAGGCCGGGAATTGCACCCGGCTCTTCTAGGTTATTTGCCTAGCGCTGTCTTAGCTTCCCAAGCCAGGAAAGGCGCTCCACTACCAACGGTGGACCTCAGAACTGGCATGGCTCAATATTAACAGTGTTTCACCGCCCGTAAGAAGGCAGATCATTGTTTGCTGCCTCAAAGAACGCCGGCATCCGACTGCGAGCCGTGTCGTTCAGTTCCTCAGCCCTGCCCTTCTCAAACAAATTGTCACTTTGACGCAACCAAAAGTCTTTGTCCAACCATTTGTTGCTATGGGCACCAAGCTGATCAAAGGCCCACAATGCAGTGGCCCGGCGCAGTTTGTTCAGGCTCTGCCCAGCAGTTTCGCCAAGCTCCCGAGCAATCAGACTATGCACGCCAACGTGCGTAATCTCATCCCGACTAATATCAGCAGCCACAGTACGAATGCCAATATCGCCGTTGAAACGGAAAAATGGCAAAACGACAAAGAAAATGCTGCGCTCCAAAATGGCAGCTTTCAAAATGGGATGGGCAGGATGCTCTTGCCATGCTTTCAGGATGTTCAGGGCTTCTTTCTCAGCTTTTTCATTCGTGCCATGGGCAGCCGTCACATAGTTCAGCGCCTCATCATGACGCTGCTCATCCTGCTGGTTATGACGCAGCGCCTCAACAATGCCAGGCGTAGAAGGAAGCTCTTTCTGCAGCCCCTGCTCCAGAAAGTCCTTCACAGGCAGTTCCAAATGGCGCAACGCAAGAAGCGAGAAAATCGTATCCTCGCCGCCTTCTTGCAACTTGCCTTTGCTCACAGGCACGGCCTGCCAAGGCCGTTTCTTGGCAATCATGGAAAGATAGGGGCCTTCATTTTCAACGGAAAGATCGGGGCTCTTGGTCTCGGCAATCATTGTCGTACTATTATGCGATGGTGTGAGGAGCAGAAAGGGGGCGCAAGCCCCCTTTTTCTTTGTTATTCAGCGCATGCAGCGCAGAATCCAGCCTCTAAAGAACAAGATGCAGAAGAGCTATCAGCTTCAGACTCATCGTCTAAGCCAAACATGCTCTTAAAATCGTCGTCCAATGCAGCATATGCATCATCCTTCCGTTGAGTGTCCGGAAGAACTTGCAGGCTGTAATAGAGGCTTGTCTGAGGAGATTCTAGCCAATCCTTCAGGAAGGCTTCGTCATAAACAACCACATCGCTCCACGAATTGAACGAATAGCCATGGAGCAATCCGCTCGCTTGATACATGCGAATAAGCTCGTCTGTAACAAGCTTGTAAGCGTCCCAGCCCACCTCTGCTGCAGTCTCCACGGGACCATAATCAAAGCTTTCCACGCCAAACGTGCCACTGTCCCTATCTACTTCCCGAGCAATGGGAGGGGCAATCTCGGGCGTGGTTGTAAAGCCACGAAGATCCTGATAGCGATAGGAACACGATGCAGTGGGAGCAATGGCAAAGGCACGGTCCATTCCAGCCTCACGCGCAATGTCAGCCGCAGCATGAATGCCTTGGTGAATGGCAAACACAGCATTTCCCACTGGTTTGTCCATCACTTCATACCAATCTTCTGGATCTTCCTGATTAAACGCCTTTAGCGCTTTGCCAAATTCGGCATAGCTAATTTCATGAATGCTCAAGAAATTAGCCAGACCTAACAGGCCAAGCCCCACTTGCTTGTCAACAATGGGAGGAAGATATTCACCAGTGTCGCCAACGCCTGTTTGAGCATGAAGCTCGCACAATTGCGTCATGCCTTCAATAAAAGCCCCTTTAATTTCATCAATGCTGCATGCGCCAAGATTAATGTGCTGCAATAAGCAAGTGCCACGATGCGGAAGATAAACTTCCAGGCAGACATTCGCTCTGATGCGCTCGCCTTTGTCGTTGTAGCGAATTTTATTGAGCCAGAGGTCGCCAGCAGAGATGGCACGAAGAGCGGCATTAATCAGCTCAGGCGAAGCCTTGTCCAGAAACTGCTCGTCCACATTAAGGCAACGCTTCGTCCAGGGCAGGTCCTGTCTGGAAACATTGACAAATTCCATGGCGTCAGGGTGGGTGTAGTCCAAATGCAGGACCACAGCTCCATTTTTGTATAAACCACCACGCCTCAGAATTTCATTGAGCGTCGAATAGATTTTGCCGAAGCTAATAGGCCCGCTAGCAACCAAGCCCTTGCCATTTTCTTCGCCCCTGGGGCGAAGCTCAGAAAGATGCACCGCCACTCCTGCACCATTACGCAGGCCATGGCTAACAAAGCGCCAAGACGCTTCAATGCCGTCTTCTCCTTCCATTGAATCTTGCACGTTAAAGACCGTGCAGCTAACCGGCAGCCGTCCATTCGGGCTTTCCATCCAGCTTTGCACCCTACCAGTGCGGGCAATTTTGTCAACCATTGGTTCCAGAGACAAGAAAGGGCCTTACGGCCCCAAAACTTACAACAGGCAGGCTAGCCAATTTTCCCCATGCAGGAATGGAAAACTTCCTTTAATCGCATAGCCCCTCCGGGTCTTCCACTGCCAGCAGATCATTGAAAAATAATTTCGCCTCATTGGACGTGCGGAAATAAAGAGGCTTACCATCTACTGCTGCAAACCATTGAAATTCTGGCCTACTAAAACAAGGCCAAAGTTTATAGGGGCCAATGTTAAATGGTTGACGTTCTGGCAGGCCCCACATAATTAATTAGCGGCGATCATTTCAGGCTAGTCACTATCAACAATTTGACTGGTAGTTTTTAATACATTCTTCTTCATTGCCTGACAAAACAGAAAACACTCTTAAGAAACGGGCAATTTTTCCATGGTTTTCGGGGCCTTTTAGGCCCCTTTCTAGTGGTAGCAAGGGAAGTGAGCCTCTTGACAAAGCTTGACAGAGCATTTACGATATGCGTAAGCGCAGCAGCGTCTAAATTTTGCCCCTCCAGAGCAATTAGACGCTCCTCGCTAGCCTCTCCCGAGCACCTTCCCCTCCAACGAAGCGCCTAAAGCGCGGAGTGACGGGCTAAAAAGGCTAGACAAGCCACGGTGCTCTTGACAATGCGGAGTCCCCAAAGGACGGAGCTACTGACGAGTGGCGAAATACAAAAAGGCTGGACCAGCTCCTAAGTAATGGTCTTGGGAAACTATGCTCAGCAGCCAGAACGGGCTGTTTTTTTAAGAAAAAGCAATATTGTCTAGAACAGCGGCCCTTTGTGGGCCGCTTTAAGCAATAGACGATGCAAAGGGAAATGCGCGAATTTAGAAAATGCCAGCTTCCTAGTGCATCATTACGGCGCTTTAGGCGCCTCCATTAGAGGAGAAGGAGGAGAACGCTTCAAGCTGCGCCCTTCGGGCTTGCTTTCAGCGTGTGCCAACTAGGTTTTTGCTAGTTAAGATTTGTGACAATTGCTTGCCTCGCATGGAAGCCCAGCAAAAACAATGTACTAAATGCGGAATTGTCAAAAAGTTTGACAGTTTTTCAAGAAACAACTATCACAAAGATGGATTGCAGTCCTATTGCAAACAATGTGGGCACGCAATGAAAGAAAAATACTCCAAAAATAATCCGATAATGGTGCAAACCAATGGCATGCTTAACGATGCCCGTAAAAGAGCCAAGACTAAAAATATTCCTTTTGACATTGACATTAATTATGTGCGCTCTCTGGTTGTTCCTTATTGTCCAGTGTTTTCAACTATGCCTCTTGAATGGTCTTCTCGACGCAGCAGTAAAACTGGTCCCCTTCCCAATAGCCCCTCCCTAGATCGCATTGATCCAACCAAAGGCTACGTAAAAGGAAATGTATGGATAATTAGTAGCAAAGCAAATACTTTCAAAAGCTACGCTACGCACGAAGAATTAAAAATTCTCGCTGAAGCCGTGGGACGCGCTATTGTCGATTCTCTTGATTGGTAGGTAATTGTACTTATTGCTGGCCATTTTCGATCATTTTTGGTTGCACATTTGACGAGGTATGCCGCGCCCCCAAAACCGTAGGGAGGCTTTCTACTGCTCCCTACACTGGCGTTTGGCCCGTGTCTGTTCACGGTAAACAGTTGTAACGTATTGAAATAATCCCGACCTGGCAGGTCGGTGTTTCTCTGATGTGGCGATGCTCCCCATTTTCAGCCTCCCATTGCACCGCAGCTCGAAATGGCCCCCTAGAAGCCCCGCCACCCTATCCTATGGGCAGGCTATGGGGGAAGATAGCCAGACAGAAAGAAGGGGCCCTATAGGGGCCCCTAGGCTAGTCTGCTGTTTCTTTATAGTTTCTGAGCTGATCTTCTAGGTCTAGTATAGTTTGGCGGATGGAATGGGCTTGGCTGATTGTTGCATCTTCTAGGCTATCTTCTAGCGTTGTGATGAAACTTTCCGCATCTTCTACAGTGTAGAAAGTCTCGGGAGAATAGCCCACGCCATACTCGTCTATGGCGAAAGTTTCAAACTTTATCATCACTGAGCCTCCGAAAGTTGCGCTTCAGCTTTACGCTTACCAACGCCGTGGGCTAAGAAAGCAATGGCTACTTTCTTCCCCCGTCTGTGACATAGCATGCAATCGTTGCAGGTTACAGTGTCACTACGTTGTGCGGGACAAACTAGAACAATGTTCCCATCGTTTGTTCTCCATTGTGTGCGTTGTTCGTCAGACTTTGCCACTACAACAGCGGGAAGATCTGCCGCAATGGCTGCATCAACTTGTACTTCACTTTCGCAGCTCACGTTGATAGTGAAGCCCGCACGGTTAGCCTTTCTAATTAAGGAAAGATTCTCACCTAGTGTGATGTTGTGGTGAGAATAGGTGTAGGCTTTAAGATGCGAGACTGCCTTTATCATCTTCCGGATGAAAGTTTCTGAAATCTTGCCATTATTATGCGGAAGATCCCCCGCCTGATTGTGACGAAAGGCTGAACCTGCGGGAAGTTCTTCTAACTTTGAGAGGAAAGTTTGAAAGTTTGTGCCACGTTCGCCGCTTGTAACTTTCAGCCAGTGTAGATTAAGCGGCCCGGACTGAGCGTAGCATCCCCCGCCATTCTCGGGCAGAAAAGGACACGATGGAGCGCAAGTGGACTTTGAAGATGTAGAGACTGCCATTGGGCCAGTCTTAGCATTGTTGCTTTTTACGGAAAGATGAAAGGAAAGGGCAGAAAGTTGCATGGTTGAAAGGAAAGAAAGGAAAGGAAAGGAAAGAAAGACTAAGAAAGAATCAACGTTCGCCGGGAAGTTTGGCGGACGTTACAACAACTGCAGAAAGTTTGCGGCCCCATTGTTTCGCCATGGCGAAAGTTTCGGCGTCTGAACTTTCTTCTATGAACTGCCGATACGTTGCATCGGGCATCGTTTCTGCGTCCACCAGATAGCATGTAGCAGCATCTAGGACAGTGCCGGTAGAGTCAACAATCAAGCAGCCATCTAGCGGGCTGCGGGTGAAAGAATAGGCCATGGGTGAAAGTTGCGGAGGGTGGCGGCTGGCGAGTCGCCTCGCTTGCCGTTGGTAGAAGTATGGGCCCAAACTGGCCCACAATCCAGGAAGTTAGGACACTCCCATAGGTGGCACAATCTCCGGGAGGCTATGGCGGTTTGTGTGGTTGGTGCGTTGTCCGGGAACCTACAGGATCGGCACCATAGAAGAAAGAAAGAACGCGCGCGTGCGCGGATACCATGGCACCCCCCGAACGGTCAACCACTAGCGCAACATTTGGCAACATTTGGCGCCCATACCACGAGACCGGCGAGACTACGGCGTCGCGTTACATTCTGAAATATTTATATTTAGCGCGAAACAGTAGGCTACATCCTGCCGAGTGGCAGTTAGCTACATTTAGTGGCGCAAGATGCAACGATGAGAATATTTTATCGCGTGCAATTCTTTACATCAACTGCGCTTATCAGATAAGCGGAGCTGATGGGAGGGCCGGGGAATGATCAGGATGCCTGATATGATAAGGGATGCTGATGGATCGGCCCGGAATGATCAGCTCAGCTTATCAATGGCCAAAAGTAGTACAAATGTACTACCCGGTGAAAATGAGAATCATTATCAACAAGGCGGCGGGAAAATCGGGCAGGGAGCCTGATACGCAGCCAGCCGGACCCTAGATACGAACCTAGCCGGGTCTTATACGATGCCAGCCGGGTCTTATACATTTTCAGCCGGGTCTCACCAACCATGGCCATCAAAGGCCGCCTGAATGGCGGCCTCTTCACTTTCAAACGGTCCCCCAATGATGGAATCATCGCTATCGGAATAGAAATACCACCCTTCGATTAATTCAGTGCCTTTGCAGCAATCTTCGCTAAAGAAATCAATGAGAATCATGATTAACGTTTCTTGAATTTAGAAAGATGAAGGTTCCACATGCCTGCACTCATGCTGCCAGGCCGATATAGCACATAGCAAGGCTTTTGCAGAACCATTCCACCTTCGCCATCGGGCTCTGGTTCGGCTTCATCTAACCACATGCCCTTACATTCATTGTTTTCATCAAAGATGCCTATTTGATAGTCCCCATCTTCCATACACACGCGAACGTGCATAATTAGTTCTTTGAGGCGGGCCGCTTGGTAGCGGCCCTGTGTGGCGGGCCAATACGGGCCGTTTTCGCTGTAGTTGCAAACATAATGCATAATCAATCCTCAGAAACAATGCGAAAATCAGGGTCGTTGTCTTTCTTTATCCATCGACATTGATTCATGCCAGGAATGACAATGAAAAGCTTGTCGTGATGGTTTTGCTCAACAATGGCAGTGGTGAGGGCCTTGCCGATACGGCTGCGGCCCTTGCTGCTGATTGCGAGGATGTTAACGGTTTCCATTGGCCTCCTCCTGTGCTTTCCATTGCTTTTCCATCCAACGCTGGCGATCATCGGGGCTTTCAAAGAGAGCCACGGGCTCTTCGCTGCTGGTCTTGGTGCAGAAGAAGCGCTGCGTGATGATGCGGCCAGAGTGGGCATCACGGAAGTCTGCAGTCCAGAGCCAGAAGCCAAGGTGAGCTGCAACCAGCTTCACGCGGCGTTCGATGTTGCGCGAAGTGTCGTGGCGCCACCACTGGCCTTGAGTGGGGCGGAAGCTGTCGAGGGTGAAGAAGAGAACGGGAGCAGTCATGGTTTCGAAGGAGGACGGGCCTCGCGGCCCTGTACGAAATAGAAATTAGTTCATTTCCAGGAGGCTGTCAAGCCTTGTTGCGTTTCTTCACAAACGCCCTTGGCATGGTTCATGATCCAGCCCCTGTAATGCGGCGCTGAGCGATCCACGCTGATGAGCCCCTTGACTTCTAGAGCCTCTAGGGCATTGAGATAGAGGGGAAGATTGGAGCCTGCTAGGGGAAGCTTAGGTACAAAGCAGGGAGCGTGCTTGTGGCGTTTCTTATGGGCCAGGAAATAAGAAAACAGATTGCGTTGGTTGATGGAAAGGCCATGAGCTTGCATGGTCATGCTCCTTGGGCGTCGATGCCTTCAACGATGCGGCCTGCATAGTCGCGAACGGCATAGAGGCAGGAGAAGGCTTCATTGCGTTGATCACGGGCCTCATAGTATGCATCAGGCCCTTGGGGGTAAAAGTCGCGGCCATTGAGCGTGGCTTCGCTAAGTGCGTCGATGGCATCCTGCACTGCGTAGTAAAGCTTCTCGTATTCAAGGCGGAGCGTTGTGGCTCCAGTGCCGTTGAGATGGACGGTGGGGATGTGGGGGACGATGGAGGCGGGCATGATCAGGAGATGCGACGGTAAGCGAAGGTGACGTTACGGATGGAGGGGTTGATGTCTTGCCAGGAGGAGAGGTAGTAGGCAGAGGCAGGCACCACCCAGATGCCGAAGTTATTGACAGGCGGGAGGTCGTGGAATTTGGTGAGCAGGGCAGTGGTTTCTTTGGTGCAATGCTCAGCCACAGTGCCGTCTTGGAAATGGAGCATTTCTTTGACGATGAAGCGGCCAGAGGGGCCACTGTGCTGGCTCATATTGATGGAGGTCATGGAAGGAGGGCGTGTACGAAATAGAAATTAGCTGGAAAGCGGGGGCTTGCGCCCCCTTGTTTATAAAACGAAACAATTAGTCCAGGATGGTGGCCTGGATGCCCATGGCCTTGGCTTTCTTCCACAGGGCACGAGCCTGATCCACGTCATCAATGCGGATGCACCACAGATCGCGGCCCCAGTTGTGATAGTTCTGCTTCACGCCATTGATAGTGGAAGAATCGTTAGTCCAGGTGCGGCAACGGAGCGAAGCCTGGTAGAACTTGCCACGAAACATTTCCACATCCAGCACAACGTCTTTATTGGAGCCGATGAAGTCGCGGAGCTGGAGGGTGCCAGTGCCCTGGCAGGCGAAGCAGTCGCCGTTGGCAATGTGGCTGTAGTGGGGAAGCTTGCCGGTGCCGCCGCAATTGGGACATTGGCAGGAGGCGGTGAAGACTTTGGCGGTCATGGCTTGGAGAGCAGTGGGACTCGCGCCCCTCAACGAAACTAAAGTTAGTTCATGACAAAGGGGGCTGTAAAGCCCCCTGACCATCAGCATGGCTTATCAAGCCAGCGCCAAGGCATGAGCGCGGGTGATCGTGGCGCCAGCACTACCCCAGTAGAGGCTTTCCAAGCGCTGGCGAGCGGCTTCCGTAGAATCCTTAGCGCGGCCTGCATCGTGAGTGAAATACTCCGTGATGGCCTGATAGGCGCCCCACATGGTCCCTTCCACACCAGGGATGTTGAAGCCAATACCTTCACCAGCGAATTTGTTGGCCACGCTGTCCCATGCAGCAAGATCTTCCAGCTTCTTGGGGCGGGCGGTGGTGGTGTCGCCACGCTTGTCGTTGGTCATGCCCGCAAGCTGATCAGTAAACACTTCCTCGCAATAGGCCCGGAACTGAGCAGCAGTGCAGGGCTTGCTAGCCATGGCCTTCAGTTCTTCCATGCCGCCGGTGAACTGCTGGCGTTGCATGTCGATGAGCTGAGGAAGCTTGCTGATAAGCGTGTTGGCGTTGGTGGTGTGGCGAATGGCAAATTTCTTCGCCTTGCTACCAGCAGCAGCACGACCAAGGGCAGCCGAGAGCGTGTTCTGGCAAACAACGCGCACGGGGCTGAACATAACTTGGAAGGCAACGGTGCCGTCGTGGCTGGTGCAGCCAACGAGATATTGGTGAACAGTGTCGCCCTTCACCACCTCACCTTCCGCATTGTTCACCTTTGCAGTGAATGCCACGCGGCGACCCTCTGCCAGCACCACCACTGCATCCATCGTGGCATCTTCGTGCAGGGCCTCTGCAATGCGGATGAGCTGTTCGTTCTGAACGATGCTGTAGGAGTCTTTCTGAATGGAGAGGACGGTGCCGTTGTCAGCGCGGGTGATGGCCTTGTGGCCGGGAATTTCCAGCATGTCGCTGGTGAAGATGGGCGAGGCTTTCACTTGCCAATCAGCATTGGCCATTTTGAAAGCTTCACGGGCGAGGAGGGTGCCGTCGAGGACAGTGCCCAGTTTGTGCCAGGCGGCTTGGCCGTGGAAGAAAGCGCCGGAGGTGAATTGGTGGCTCATGGTTTTGAAGAGAGGATGAGGCGGAGGTGCCGCTTGAAAAAGAAATTAGATGGAAGCGAGCAGAGCGTCAAGCCTTTTGGCCATCAGCGCTGCTTATGGTTCAGAAGATTACAGTTTGGCCATTGGCCGTGATCTTAGTCACGCGCTCGCAATCAAAGCTGCGCCAAGCGCCTTGACCTTCGTTGCGGGCGATGGAGAAATCGCGGCAGCGGATGATGGAGGGCTTGGTGCTGGGCTTGCCAGTTCCTTTGATCTCCTTACTGTCGCGAGGGTTGAAGCGAAGCGTGCGGACGGAGCCGTCTTGCTTAACAAAGCTCACGCCAACGATGGAGGGGCCAGCGTTGAAGATGAACTGGCGGATGAAGGAGGTTTTGTCCATGGTTAAGAAGAGAGAGGGCCTCGCGGCTTGAGCTAATAGTACGAAAAAAGGGGCCTGATGGCCCCTTCTGTAACAAAAAGAAACAAAAGGCTGGGGACTTACGAGCATGCGCTTGATGCAGGGTCAATCGCGGGATGAAGCCGCTGGAACTCCCTGCACTGTTCGATGACACCCTTGGTTACAAAACAGAGGCTAGATTATCAATTGACGCCAATCAATTGTTTTTCCCCACCACTTAGCCCAAGCAGTGGCCAGCATGTTTAGGGAGCGCAATGTGGAACCACATGCAAATTCCGCTCTGCCCCATTAATTACAACGTGCGCCAGATTTCGTCTTTCATTGCATCAGCAAGCGTGCGGACAAAATCTTTCGTGCGCTTATGCTTCTTTCCTTCCATTGCTTTTACAAATTCCTTTGGAGAAAGTTGCTCGGGGGCTTTAGCCATGTGCTCCAGGAGAACGGAGCGTGCAATGGCACGATCAGCAGTGTTGTAGGAAGTAAGTTTAAAACCAACCGTGTCCGTAACCATGCGGGAAATGGCACGTTGCGTGTTGGTGAGAAAAGGAGTTTGCGTCATGGTTTGAGCTGTCGCCAGCAGTGAACAGAGGAAGTATGAAGGAGGAAAAGCCCCCTGTCAAGGGGGCTGTCAGGAAAGCTTGACTAAGGCTTGATGCTCACGGGAAAACCGTTAGCAATGCGGCAGTAGCGCTCAGGGTGAAGCTTCAGGCACTTAGCCAGCCCCTGATGATCAGCAGCCGGATCTGGCGCCTTCATGATTGCCATGGCAGCAGCCGAGAAGACGATGGTGGTGAGAAAAAACGAAGCGAAGTCTTTCATGGTTTAAAGGCGAGAAAGGCAGATGCGGGCAACGCCCTGGCCGGGGGAAGCAATGCGAGAGAAGCTTCCGTAGGACAAATCAAGGATGCGTCCGCCAGAGTATGGGCCGCGATCATTAATTGTCACCACTACGGTCTTGCCATTGTCACGATTCTTCACTTGCACTTTGGTGCCCATAGGAAGCGAGGGGTGGGCAGCAGTGAGACCGTAGGCATTGAAGCGAGCGCCGCTGGCAGTGGTTTGGCCGTGATAGCCATCGCCAATGCCATAGTGACTGGCTTGTCCGCACGACAAAGCCGCCGCTTGGACAGGAGCGCTGCCAAGCAGCAGAAGGGGGAAAATGAAACGTAGCATCAAAACAGAGAGAGTGGCTAGCGAGGAACGCAAGCATCGCTGCAGGCGTTCTGACTATTGTGACACGCTTGTCAAGCTCCCTGTGAACCAAACGGCCAATGGGGGTGTATAGTAAGGAAGTGGTCGGCTTAGGCGGCTTAATCGCTGCTCCCGTCGCAAGGCGGGCCGTAAGGACAAGCGCGACTGACAATGCGGGCCAGACTGTATGGTTCGGCCAAGGGTCTATCATGGTTCCCTGCGAGGCGCATTGTCCCCATTGCTGATCTTCTGGAGGAGGGCTCGATGGGAGCCGTCGTATCGGAGGCCACACAAAGGGAAAGGAGGGCGAAAGCCCTCCTTTCTTTTTGCCTATACGAAGCCAGCTAGACTCGGCCTATACATTGCTGGCCGGGGCATGAAACTGTCGCCTGAGCAAGATTGTGAGCGTTTAGCGCGATGGCTGAGGAACGGGGAGGAATATGACGATTGGGAATATGGCACTGAGCCCATCCCTGGCGACCATTCATGGACAAAAGAAAAAGCCCCTGATGGGGCTTTAGAGGATTGACTATGGAAGGGGAGGCTCGGATGGAGAATTTTCGTCAGGGCCTAAAAAGTCAGCAAAGAATTTATCCCTGTCCGGCAGTTGATTGGCAACGGCATTGGCCATATGCAGCATTTTGATGCGCTGCATGTCAACAGTGGCTTCTAAAGCTTCGATTGTTTCGCGAAGGTCTGGAATGCCATCAACAATATTGATATCTTCCCACGTTTTACTTTTGCCATTGAATCGTTGCAGCTTATAACTATATGGAAGTGGCGGCACGGTAAAGCTCCAGGTAAAGAGTGTTTTGTCGCTCTCGCCAAAAAGCAAGACGATCTTCCAATTGTTGCAACGTAAGCGGACGTTGTTTCCGTTGCTCATAGTCCCAATCCAGCAGCGGATCGTTTTCGTAGTCTTCAGGAATTATCATTATTCTTGCCTCCATTGTCATTGATGTCTCCATGCCAAAAGTCTTTTAGGGCTTCTTGCATGCTGTCCTTAAGACTGCCTGGTCTTACATAGAAGCCAGCGTCGTCGCCCTTGTATTCAGGATGAGCCCGTTCAAAGTCGTCTGTCGCTGCATAAATAATTTCATCGGCAACATGGCGAATGCAATCAACGAGAGGGCCGCTGAGCTGCGTGTAGGAATAGCCAGGAAACATGGCCTCCTTCACATCTTGAAGACAGTCAAGGTAGCGGCTTTTGTAATGGTCAAAGATGTGCCAATATTCAGCCTCATGACCATCGTTTTTAAATGCAGGAATGTTCATGGTTCAAAAGCAAGAGAAGAAAGACGACTGACCACGGGAGCTAATGCTTGCTCCTTGGTTCGATAGCAATCATAAAGCTCATTAACTACTTGCATAAAGTCAGGCAAGAGCTGATGGGCTTTTCCATCTTCGATGTAGTCAAACACCACATCATGCAAATGATTAATATTTGCCATTAGAAGGTGCCTTTGATTGCTTTGCAATAGCTGGTCAGATATTCTTCAAGATCAGCGCCAGTGGGAGCATATTGTATGAATTCTTCGTGGTTTTCCTTAAGCGTGTCAATGCTCACGACAAAGCAGCAGAGAATACGTTGCAATGCCAGACGTTGCGTGAAATTAGGCTCTTCTTCAATAGCCTTTTCTAATGTGCAGGTAAATTCCTGCAGTTCATTAACAGTGAAATGGCGCTGAACCAAGGGCTCGCCCATGCTCATGATCATTTGGCCTCTGACATTGAAGGCGCTAATGCCTTCCTTAGCCAATGGTCGATAAAAAGAGGAAGCAGTCATGGTTTGAAAAACGAGGCAAGATCGGTCTTGCTTGCTGGCAATTTACAGGCCAGCCATTTCCTCGTCAAGCCCTGCAATGATTAGCGTTTCTTATTGCTCCGCAAGTGTTTAGCCACTACGCCAGTGCTCAGCGGCTTCTCCCGCCACTTCACGGCCATGCAATGGCAATGCCCCATAGGCTCCAGCTCAGCATGTCTATAAGCCCTGTCTAGGAGGATCTGGAGGGCCTGCCGCTTAGCCTTCGTTAGGGGAGCAGCCGGTTCCTCGATGCAGCAGCGAGCAAAGTCTGCGATCTCCGAAATGTCATCGAGATTGTTGGTGCTGATGACAAAATGCCGGCCACGACGCTTGGCCTTAGCCCATGCAGGATGAATGGGCGGGTTTTCTGCAGCTAATGCCCTAGCATCTTCTTCCAGTTCAGGAGGGATGCATATATGCACTGTTGGAACAAGCTCCGTCAGGAGCGCTAGTTGCCCGTCCATTGTTCAATGGAAAAGAAAAGAACGATTGCCCCAGGATAGGGAAGTTTCGCCAAAACAATTGTAAAGATGCTCATAACCATTCCCATAGATGAAAGTGCCGCTAGGCACTGCATTTCGCCAGACCATGCATAGCTTGCCAATACGGAGATGGCCAGTTGTGCTGTTGCAATGAAAAGAAAGGCGCATCACAGCTCAGGCTCTGGCAATGGTTTAATTTCTTCCACCAATGCCACCTTCAAATCAGGCCGTATAACGGCCAGGAAGTGCTCTGCCTGTTTAGGAGAAATGGCTCCAAGGGCAATGCGCTGGCCGTCAGCAGTGATGATCAGGAAGGTGCGACAGACGTTCATCGCTCTTCAATGTCTTCCAAAATGGCCTGACTGATTTCTTTCTCCAGCATTTCCTTCCAGTCTTCACTGCCGCCAAGACTGCCCACTTCACAAACAAGATGAAGACTGTCGCTGATGCGCGTGGCGTCCATCAAGCAAGCACAGGCTTCGGAAAGCTGACTATTGTCAAAGAGATCCTCTGCTGCTTCAGTATGGGCCTCAAACCACTTACCAAGGGCAAATAACGCAATTTGCCGATAGGCTTCATCGCCATAGTTACTAACAAGATGGTCAATGCTCCTGGCAAACTTAGGAGGCACGCCAACAGTACCAGGATCCTGTAGGTGAGGGGAGATGGAGGAGGCGATAGCCTCCTTTTTACTGGCCTTGGCATCGGTTGCCTGGCGCAGGAAGTCATTGACGGTGGAGAAGGAAGAGTCCAAGAGGATCTGGCAACTATGGCAGTATGCACAGGCTAGCCATGCCTGTCAATAGTCATCTTCATTAATTGTTTGTAAAGGCATCGTCTCGGGCCATGGCTCGTTTTCTGGCGATGGGTCGAAACTGATAGCCTCTGCACTGGCGGGCAGGGCATTCTCCCTGCGTTCCTCTGTAGCTTTAGATTCTTTTTCTTTTTGAATGGTTGTGGACAAATCCTGGAGGAATTTTCTGTAGCTGGTGTCTTGCTGTTCTGCTGGCCGGGCCTCATGGAGGCCCAATAGCTTGGCCTGTTCTACGAGACTATTTTTTGCCACTGTCAAAAATGCTGAATCACCAGCAGTTTCCTCAAGCCTCACTGTTTCATTACTTTGCCCGTTATTGTCAGACATTGTAATAATTCGTTTCTTTTTACTATTCTCAAAGCTTTGTAGGGCCATGTCCTTAAGGTCCATTTGCTCTTTAAGAAGACGTGCTCGATGCACGTCTTGATTCTTCAAAATTTCTTCTGTATAAAGCAGGCGATTAAACTTCCTGTCACCATTGACTGTTTCTTTACTTAGCTTCAGAACATTCGCAATCTGGCGATTGCTCATTGACGCCGCCAATAATTCTTGCACCATCCATCGCCTAAGGCCAAGCATATCTTTGCTATAGCCTGCTGCACCAGTACCACCATGCACTTGCGTGTCACGAACTGCTTCAAACTGGCTTTCAGAAATACCAGCTTTCTTCAATGCATTGGAAGCATATTCAAGCTCCTCTTCTGGACTGCCAAACGTAATCTCAGGCCGTGCCATACGCTTTTCTATTCATCCATGCATTGTATCTCCCTTTCCATGGAGAGTACGCACGAATAGCTCAGTGAAACGTTCCATTTGCGAGGCCACGACAGTGGCCGGAGCTTCATCAATGGCAGCTTTCAATTTGCAAAGTTCTTGCCATTCATTATCAGACAACTCTTGGGATGCCGGAAATTCAGGGGCGAAGGTCATGATTCAATAAACCAATGGCATGAAAGATGCCTAGAAAAAGAGCGGCGCCAATAGCGCCGCTTGTCAGAGCCACTCTAATTTCGTGCTGGCGAATTTTTTCGTCAATGAGACGATTAATTTCATCAGCAGAAAGCTTGGTCATTGCTCAGCATTGTCAATAGCAAAGCCTTTATCTATTAATTGTTGAATTTCGTCAAGACTAGAGCGCCAATGGCGCTCTCCATTGTTATCGCGTGCTCCATAGAGAGTGCGAGAAGCTGGACGTGGCCCTTTATTAGGCGATGAAAAGCCGTAATGAATAATTGGCTGAATTTCCACTCCGTTATGCACTAGCAAGGGCAAGTGGTCAACAGAGCGCGGAGCGTTAAGCATTGTTTGGAATTAATCGTTGCAATGCTAGTAGCAGGATTTTTGTTTGAAGGCTTCTTTGGCCTTTGTCCTGCACGTTCCGCCCTTGGGGGCTCCACTATGTCTTGACCGGCCTGGCGGAGGTTTATGGCCTCGTCTAGCCCGTTGTTTTTAGGGAGTTTTGGCCTGGGTCTGGAGCGCTCCGCCCTTGGGGGCTACGCTTGGTCTAGAAGGCCAGGGAGGCTGGAGAAGCTCGCTTTGGTGAGTGGTTACTCGCGGGACTTTCCGGAACCACTATAAGCACACCGGCCAAGCGCAATTGTGCCAGTGCTCAGAATGGCACACGCTCAAGAGCCAAAGCCCTGTCCCCGCCAGGAGCACGCTGGCGAATCCTCCTCTTCCTCCTCTTCCTCTTCATCGAGAGGCTCTAGTTCTTCTTCCGCTTGAGGTGCAGCAAAAAACGGCGCTTCAGGCGCCGTTGGCTCATCGTTCCAAGTAATCTTCATGGCAATGACAAATATTTCTTACAATCTAATAAGTCGTCCGCTGCGGTAGACGGCGGGGAGGCTAGCTACAGAGCCTCCCTCACTATTGACTAGAACCAGATATCGTCGTCTTCAACGATAGGTTCAGGAGCAGCGGCAACAGTGAAATCTTCTTCTTTATAGTTCCATGATTGGTAGAGGCGGGTGCGCTCACCATTCGGACCCACGTTAAAGCTGCTAGTTAACAGCCCTTGACGGCGGGCCTGTTCAGCAAGACGGCCAGCCAAATTGCTATCAAAGCTGCTTACGTGCCGGGACAATGCCATGCGGTCAAACCGTCGCGTGTTCTGCGTGTCAACGGCCTGCACCAAACGATCAAGATCATCCCTGCCGCCATTGACTGGCCCTTCATAAAACCAACCATACGTAGCTGGGTCTCGCCGTAGGAAATGCTTCCCAGCCAGGCCACTTCGGCTCTTCGTCCATTCAAAGATGAACTGCGTCGTGTCGTAATTGTTGTCCTGCCGATACAGTTTGACCACTTCGCTGACGTTGGCCTCAAAACTGGAACTGTCACGAATGCCACCACTTTTGTTTAAGTGGTGAAGGATGACAATGCTGCATTCATATTCATTGGCAATGTCACGGAGTTCGTAAATGCAATTACCAGCGTCAGAGCGAATCAAATCCACGTCCATGCCAGCAAGGCAGGAGGTGAGACTGTCAATCATGATGAGCTGCGGGCGATGCTTTTTGATATAAGACAAAAGCTGAGGGATGTTATTGAAGCGCCAGCGGTCAATAAAACCAATGTCGCCCTTGTCTAAATTTTCGTTGTCGTCGTAGCCAATAATTTGCATCTTTTCTGCAGCATCGACCACTGGCTCGTCGCATTGAATGATGAGAGATTTGCCTTTCTTGCAACGGCGACGGCTCCATGGAGAGCCAGTGGCAACGTGCAATGCCCAGTTGTACAGAAGCGTGCTCTTGCCGCTACCAGGCGCTGCAGCCAGCAGCATGACGCTGCTCTCCGGCAGGATGCCTGCAATGGTCCAAGCGCGAGAATCTTCAGACATGGCGATGGTCTTGGCGTCCATCACTTCCATCTCCTCGCGGCCATGCACGCGAGACCTTGCTTCAGCCAGGAGCTTCTCCACTTCCGTGGCTGGCATCTTCACTTCATGAAGCGTTAGCCACTCTCTCGCTTCAAAAATTACTCTCGCATCGTTGTTGTAAAGGCCAACCATGCGTTCAAATGTGGCGATAATCTCCTCAAAAGAGGGCCGCCCGTCGCGGCCTTCGTGCCGGTCTTTAAAGACGATGGAGGCAAGAATCAGTTCTTGGTCGGCACCGTCATCCAACCAATCGGCCATGTCATAGCCGCCGTTTTGTGGCAGGCTTTCCCATTCAAAACTGTCCGGCTCCGCATAGAGCCACTGTGAGCCAGGATTATCAGCCGCCACTTCGCGCATGAGCGCAACGCCAGGCTCATCACGATCTGGGCAAAGAACTAATTGGTGCTGGCGAAACAGTAAAGAATAGTCACCGTTGCTTCGATATTGCCCACTGCCACCAAGAAAAGTAACAGCAGGAAGCCCTACTTCCCAAAGCCTGTCACAACACAATTCGCCTTCAACAACAAAGATTGGAAGACTATTTGCCTTAGAAAAATCAAGGGCTTCTTGATAGCGATAGGGCAGTATGTTTGTTCTAATTTCATCAATTACTTTCTTGCGTTTTTGTACATCAGAGGGAATGGTTGGATATTGCTGGCGAATGCTTTTCTTGCCCGACGAATCGTCGCGCACCACCTCCAGAACCGTTGCGCCGTCACGGTTTGCGTAGGGAAAAGTATATCTTTGATAGGGGCGCTGCGGACGCTCCCATCGTTCTAATGGCGCGATGGCGTTGCGTATTTCAGCGCGATGTTTGGCAGAGGTGTCGTTGAAACAGTTGTATGCGCCGGTTTCTTCGTTGACGGAAAAGTCGTTTCCGTCGCATGCTGGGCAGATATATTTGCCTGCGTGATCGCTGGGCTCCAGTTTGCCGAGGTGCTCCAGAATAGAAAATGCCATGGCGTAGCAAGAGATAGGGCGGTTCTAGCAGGAAAAAGCCGTCCTGTAAGCCCCCTGCTGTTTCTTAAGGCGAGCTTCAGAAAGCCCGTGGTTGACGCCCCAGGGAACTATGGCTAACATGGCCACGTTGTCCATGCTGGCCATGATTGCATTGCCCGTAAAACCACCTGGCTACGGGGAGACCAAGAAAGGGCGTCATTTCACGATGACTGACACCGCCTTTCTCCATCTCACCAACATCGCCCATGAGGCGCGTCTGTCCCTGAGCGAAACCATGGAGCGTCTTGTGCGTTCCACCCCCGTTTGGGAAGGCAGCGCCACTCTCGCGGATGGTGCGTTCTCTTTGATTGAGGACTATGCCGTCTCCCTCAACAACTCCCCTGATTCTCTGCTTGCTGACGATGAAAGTTTCTCAGCTTAAAAACGCAGCCGAACAGTTTTTGATTTCCCATGGCGATGGAGAAGTCAAACTAGTTTGGGAGCTTGGTTGCTTTGAAGAGGGCTACAACCCCGACTACGAAGAGCCCATTAATGATGTTCGCGTGGTGCCGGATTGGCCTTTGCCAGGATGCTCTCTCGTTTTCCCCAACGAAGAAATAGAACAGAAGTTTGTCCTGTTCTATGGCGATGACGCCAAAGAGAAACGCACTATTTACGAATGACCAGTTCCTTTACGCTTTATTCTCCTTCCGACTTTTCCCAAATGGACGACTTTTCCAAACAAGCAATGATGGATCGCTACAACGGTGTGTTCGCCCCTCTGGAAATCACTGCTGGTGAATTCAAGAAGGCTTACGACACCCCTGACATTGGCCCCCACATCGAAAAGGATTACAAGGGCCTGTCCTATCTGTCGTGGCCATTTGCCTACCGCTACCTCAAGGAGCATTTCCCCGCCCTCTTCGTGGCTTTTGAAGAAAAGACCATTGGCGAAGTGGTGTTTGGCGGACCTGGCTACTATTATCTGCGCCCTTATTTGACGGACGGCATCAAGCGCACAGTGGCGCTGATCTTTCCCGTGATGGACCGCAAGCACAATGCCATCCAACAGCTTGATGGTCGCGCTATCAGCGACAACTGCCAGCGTGCTGCCGTTAAGTGTATTGCCACCTTCACTGGCCTCGGCCTGCGTCTTTATGCAGGCGAGGACATTCCCAAGGAAGATGAAAAAGCAACGACCAAACTCGCGCTCCAACAGGAAACTCCGAAGCCTGCAACGCGGGGAAGCAAGAAGGAAGCGCCAGTTGCAGCAGATGCTGCTGATGCTGGAGCAGAGGCAGCTCCTGCCGCCGCTTTCGATGCCAAAGAGGCCCTGACAAGCTTCTGCAAAGCCGATCCGCTGGGCTACCAAGATGAACAGCGCAGCCTCACTGCTGGCAAAGCTGCCCTTGACACACTTGGCATGACCCGCGCCACGGAAATCAAGAGCTGGCAGCATTTTGGCAATGTTGTTTCTGCCATGGTCACCCTCTGGGCGAAGGACCAGCAAATTCGCATTACTAAGGCCGATATGCGAGCTGAGCTGGACATCATCATTGCGGCCACAACAGTGGACGAGATGGCAGCCAAAGTGGCAGCGTTCGTCGCAAAAAAGCAATAGACCTGGCAGCGGCCCGCCTTGCGCGGGCCTTTGCTGGATCCTTGTGCTTAGACAGCGATGGACTTCCCATTTCTGAATCTCCTTCCGCCTTATTTGGCTCATGACCCATTAGGACTTTTCCTTTTGGTTTTTCTCATTGCCCTTATCGTTGCCCTCCTCGTTTATTTGCTATGGACCATGATTTCCCGATAGGAAAATGGACTTATGGCTATCGCGAAGGCGATCTCCATTTAACCATGACTTCCGACACTAATTTTTGTCGTGAAGTGATTGAAAACTTTTCCCACTTCCTCCGTGGGGCTGGCTTTTGCGACAGCAACATTATTGATGGTTTTGCTGCCGTTCTAGAAGAAATGGAAAGTATTCGCCCATCAACCATCGTTCATGAAGAATCATGAAGCCCTCCTTGACAAATGCCACGAGGCATTTTGGAATTGGCCTGACGATGGCCTCAGTAGCGATCTTCGCATTGCTGCTGTTTTCAAAGTTCTTGCTGACGATCCTCTTGTGGATCGCCAATACCTTGCTCAAATTTCAAACAAAATCCTCATGCCTGACATTGCAATGTGCGAAGGGGGCGAATGTCCTGTCCGCGAAAATTGTTGGCGTTATCTCGCGCCTGCTGATCGTTGGCAAAGCTATTTCGGCACGCCGCCATTCACTGAAGAAGGCTGCGATTACTTTTGGGACGTAAACGAAAAATGAAAACTATTCTCGCCATTTGCTGCATTGCAGCAGCGCCATTCTCCGCATTGGCGCAAACATTTCCTATTCAGCAAAGTGGCAATAGTTGCCCTCTTGGCTACTATTCCTCGTCTGGATATTGCGTGCCAAGCTACGGTAATCGCACCAAATGGTCGATACCAGCATCGCCGGGTGCAAGCTGTCCGCTTAATACGTACCAAAATGGAAATTATTGCACGAAGAGCTATGGCAGCCGCTGATGGCCTGTTACGATCTGTGTCTAAACAGGCTCATGATGCCCAAGCTCGCACGATACGAACCCAACCGGCTGCAGATCAACAAAAAGAGATACTACGTTTGCGACGATTTTCCCAATGTCCCCGGAGGGTGTGTTTTGCCCTCTGTGACGACTATTGCGAGCGCGTGTTCGCCCCCTGGCAAAATTGCGGCGCTCATGAACTGGCGCAAGAAAGTGGGCGATGCGGAAGCGAATCGCCGCACTCGTAATGCCGTAGATCGTGGCAATTGGCTGCATGGCGTGTTGGAGGATCTATGGAATGGAGAGGATGTGAATTGTCATCTTGATTCCCATCCAAACTACGTGCCCTATTTCACTTCCATTTCATCGTTCCTTGAGAAAGTAGATAGTCCTCTTCTCATTGAAAGCGCCATCGCTTGGTATGACAATGCCAGACAAATTGGCTATTCAGGCACGTTTGACATGCTCGCCAAGATGAATAATGGTGACTATGCGCTGCTCGATTGGAAGACCAGCTACAAGCAAAAGCCTGATACACAGCTAGCCGATTATCGCATGCAGCTCGGAGCCTATGTGCAGGCCATTGAGCAGATGTATGACATTGAAATTAATGAAGCGCATTGCGCCATCGCCATTTATGATCCCGACACGGAGAAAGGTCAGGAAGCGCAAGTGGTGAGCTTGTCGGCAGGGGAGCTTGCCATGCAAGCGGGGCTGATGGTGCAAAAGACGCAACAGTATTTCTTCGACCACTATCCAGGCGGGATGCCCTTAACAATTTCTATAGATCGCGGGACATAGTCTTTTGGTGAAACGGGCTTAAGCTGGAGCAGCCCGTCCAGGGCCCACTACACTCCTTTGAGGAACAAACAATGCCCTCTGGCAACCTTCCCGTGTTTAGCGGCACTGTCGATCTCACCCCCGACATTCTTAATGCTGCTAAAAAAGCCGGCCCTAACGCCCAGGGTAACTACAGCTTCCGCGTGGCGCTGTGGGACAACGACAAGCGCGATAAGGACACCTCCCCTCATTTCAAAGGGCAAGTGACCGTCAACAAGATGGAGAACAGCCCTAAGGCTTATTCCAGCTTCTGGAAGAACGATGGCAACGGCGCTGGCAGCAGCAGCCGCTCCTCGTCTTCTGACGATCTGTTCTGATCATGAAGCGCTCCGAGCCTATTGATTGGCCCATCTACCTTTTGGCAGTGGCCATTGTTTTAGGCATTAGTTTTGGAGCGGCTTGTTTAGGGGCATGGGCGGTCCAGTCAATCTGGCCGTCTGTGCCCTTTTGGCCTGCCGCAATTCTTGTTTGGCTCTCTATGGGCTTGTTTTCTCGCTCTTCAAACAATGCTTCTCACTGATAAAGAAATCAGCATCCTCGCTGAAAACGATATTATCTTTCCCTTCACTGGCGAAAAGCGCCGTGAGCTTGACAATGGCACCAAGGCATTGTCCTATGGCCTGTCGCACGCTGGTTACGACCTTCGCCTGTCCCCTAAGGGCTTCATGGTCATCAACAACAACCAGGAAGTCAGGGCGCTGGATGTGAAGCGTTTTGATGAGAGCATGATGTATGAAGCCACGCCTATCGAAGAACTTGGCAGCACATTTTTTGTTTTGCCTCCTTTTTCCTACGCATTAGGCGTTAGTCTTGAACGCATCACGATGCCCAACAATGTGATGGGCATATGCGATGGGAAAAGTACGTATGCACGTCAAGGCACCATCATTAACGTTACGCCAATTGAGCCTGGTTGGTCTGGCTTTCTCACTATTTGTATTGTCAATCCCCTGGCTTTTCCGGCTCGCATTTATGCCAATGAAGGCATAGTGCAAATCATGTTTATGCAGCTTTCTGGCGACGTAGGCCAAGCCTATGGCAAAGGAAAGTATCAGAATCAAGGCGCTAAAGTATCTTTCGCTGCCGTCTGATGCGTGAGTGCCCTTGAAGATCAGTTTCTCGGACTGTGGCAAGCTCACTATCCCGATCTCACATTGATCAGAGAATTCAGTGATGTTCCCACTTGGGAAGCTGATTTTCAAGAGCGCTATGCAAAATCAAAACGATCTAAGCGTTATCGGGCTGACTTCGCTCACCTCCCATCCAATAGCCTCATTGAAATCCAAGGCGGAACTTTCAATCGAGGCCGTCACGTTACCGGCAGTGGTTATGAGCGTGATGCCCGAAAGTTCAACCTCGCCACAATGGGAGGATGGAGAGTGTTTTTATTGACTAGCCAAACGGCCAAAGACGCCTTTTGGCTTGAGAAGATTGCCGCTGCACTTCGTCATTGACCATTTGCGTAGCTTCATCGAGCAGTTCAGCAGCAGCTTGCAAATCCCATTCTTTCACGGACATGGCTTGACGCAGCTCCAGGTTTTCCTTAACCAACGAGCCCACAGCCTCTTGCATGTTGGACCAACCTTCCATTAAATTTACTGCCACTTCCCGCAGTTTTTCCACGTCAGAGCATTCTGCAATGGCACGCTTATTGGCAGCCAAAGCGAAGTCTCTTTCTAAACTGCGTTCAAACGGACCCATGGCAGCAATGTAAGGACGGCCTTGATAGCTTAACTCTACTGGAATAGAGAAATGCGTGGACATTATTCCAAAACTGTTTGCTTTAGCCTAACCAGGAGGGGCTATGGCAGACAGTTTGTTTACAAGGTGGACGATGGAAAGAAAGCCGTAATTAAAGCTACGGAGCACCGTCCATTTCAGCTTCCACACACCCCGCGCGATCACGAATGGTGCCCTGGAGAAGAAGTGGTATATGTGCAGCCAACAGCAGCAGGATGGATGCTGACTAGCATTGTCGGTACTCTCATTGGTTTTGTTTTTAATGGTGGAAAGAAACGGGCAGTAGTTGTCTGGCATTCAGAAACCAAGATCTCGCCTACAATCAGCTTGCAGCGTTTACGCCCGGCCTCTCTGTTTCATGGCTCCCATTAACTCCTCTATTGATCCTTTGAACGATGGCATCAGCTTTGTGCGTCTTATTGACTGGATGGGCAGTTCTATTGATATCGTCTGCGATGCTCGCCAATCTTTTGGCCAAAGCAGCGCTGAATGGTCGGAGAAAGACCAAAAACTCCTGAATTATTTAGTTAAGCATCAACATACCAGCCCGTTCCGTGGTGTTGTAACGAAGTGGCAAGTAAAAGCTCCTCTCTTCATTGCTCGGCAATGGTGGAAGCACGTTATTGGCGGCACTTATGCCAATGACCAATTGGGCTGGAACGAAAAAAGCTTTAGATATTGTGAAGCTGATAGTGAAGAATTTTACATGCCTCGTGAGTTTCGCCAGCAAAGCGATAGCAATAAACAAGCCTCAGCCGGCCCCCTGGAAGGCCGCTCCAATGAGATAGCCATGATTGAATATGCCAAGGGCTTGCAGGCCGCCAAAGGCGCTTATCAGACGCTCATGGCGCTTGGTGTGAGTAAAGAACAAGCTCGTGGCGTACTGCCCACGTCGCTCTATACTTCCTTCACCTGGACCTGTAGTTTGCAAGCATTGCTGCATTTCATCAGCCTTCGCTCACCAGCAGATGCTCAAGGTGAAATCCAAGCCTATGCTCAGGCACTATCCTTGCTGGCACGGCCTCTGTTCCGAGAGGCTTTTGATGCTTTTGAAGCCAATGACTGTTCCTTTTGAAGGTCGCCCTAAAGTGTTTGATCCAGTTAACAGCCCCATGCACTATGCATCTGGTGGCATCGAGGCCATTGAAGCACTAGAAGCTTGCATGAGCCCTGAAGCCTTTCGCGGCTTTCTCAAGGGCAATATCGTCAAATATGTTTGGCGCTATGAAAATAAAAACGGCCTGGAAGATTTAAAGAAAGCCAAGTGGTATCTAAAGGCTCTCATCTTTGCCATGGAAATGGAGCAAGAGAAGGAAGCCCTTGATGCCATTGAAAACAATTGTAAAGACGGCTTCTGCCCCATGCCTGGCGCTCGCATTGGAGAAAGGGCCATTGATGAGCCCATGTTCTCTCCTATCAACGATTGCTAAGCAGCGCAAACTGTTCCTAATAGAAAGCCCCCGACAATGGGGGCTTTTTCTTGCGAAGGAATATAAAGGCCGCGATCCTCGGCATATGCTTCCACATCTTGCAGGGAGGTGTGGGCACTGACAAAGCTATGGCAATGCACCCAGCTCGTCAAAATTTCTTCTCGACGAGGCGTCCAGAATTGTTGCGGCCTCCACCATTCAAAAATACGCTCTGCCCCTTTATCTAAATTACAGCTCTTGCAAGATGGCACTAAATTATATTTTGCAAAATGTGGACCTCCCTTGCTTTTGGGAACAATGTGGTCCAAAGTAAGCTTTTCGTTCCACTTGCCGCAGTAGGCACAGGCACACTGCCCGAACGGTCCTTTCAGTGGATAGTCTTCAAAAATGCTTTTTCTAAATCGGCGTCGTGCATCTCCAGGGCGAAGTTCAATGAGAGAATGTAACAGCTCATCGGGACCATTCGCTACTTGCATGGGAGCATATTTAATTTTCTTGCCACTAATCTAACGGCTCAATTTGCCTCAATGAGAATGTTTATAATTAATAAATGCACTGCTATCAATGAAAAATTTTCAAGAAGGTCTTGCAAATTTTGTAGCCACATTGACGGCTGGCATGCTGCTGTCCACTGGAGCAATGTTAATTACAGTAGGGAACCAACAAGTTAAGGTGGCCACGCAAATTGAAAGTATCACGGAAAAGCTTGACACTCTTACGGAAAATATCACCACTCTTGAAACTAGGGTGCGTTCTTTAGAAATTCGACGCTAGGCTGTAAATATAAATTCGCTTATCAAACAATGAGCGGCGCTGAATGGTTTGTTATTGGTGGCATTTTAATTGCTGCTGCAGATCAAATTCTTGATCGTTCCCCTTGGAAAAGCAACAACGTGCTCCAGCTTCTTCTGGAAGGACTGAAGACTATTTTCCGCGTGAAGGGCTGAGGCTTAGTCATGTGGGCTGATAGTAGGGCGTTCTGGAATGAATGCTTCCAGACAGCCCGTCGTTGCGGCGCTCGCTATCCCGAGCTTGTCGCAGCACAATGCTGCTTAGAAAGTGGCTTTGGTAAGCACACCAGTGGCAAAAACAATTATCTTGGCTTGAAGGGACCTGGCACTGCCACAACCACTCAAGAATGGTACGACGGTCAGTGGGTGACCATTAAGGCTGGTTTTATTGATTTTCCCAGCCTTGCTGCATGCATTGATTATCTTGTCACTCGCTGGTATAAAGACTATCGTCATTTCAAAGGTATCAACAATGCGCCCAATCGTTACGCAGCGGCCCGTGCATTAAAGGAGCAGCACTATGCCACTGATCCTGACTATCCAATAAAACTGTCTAAGCTAATGAAAGAATATGCCCCTGAATCAACGCAAATTATCATGATTGGTCCCAAGAAAAAGCCCCAACAGTTTGGTTTTAAAAAGGGAGATTCCCATCTCATTGTTAATGACATAAGTGAAACAATGAAAGCCTTTAATTTTGAAGGCGAATTTTTATGGGAAATTCCTTGTCTTGCTCGCGGGCAATATTCTGACAATGAATTTAAGCTGCAAAATTCTGACACGCCGCCTGGCGTTTATAAAATTGGTGCCATTTACAAAGACTATGAAAGCAAGAAAGATAAGCCCGCCTATGATCGCACTCTTATGGCCTACGGTTGGTATAGTTTTGATTTAATTGATTTAGAAGGGCAAGAAACTGGCATTGGCCGCGCCGGTCTGATGATTCATGGGGGCGGCAGTGCATGCGGCTGGCCTGGCGCATGGGCACCCAAGCAACCTCTTTTCCCAACGCATGGTTGCGTGCGCTGTCATAATATTGATCTTCGTGATCGCATTCTGCCTCTCACTAAAGCTGGCACCGTCTTTGCCAGTGTTTTCCAAGAAGGATGAGCGGCCAAAGCTGGTTTAATGCTTTGTGCTATGAAGCAGGACTGTGGGCCGTTACAAAACGGCCCTCTCTTGCTTTTCAACCATGGTTCAAAATGTTCATGGCTTATTGCCGGCCAGATTGGGCAGAATGGAAAACCAAAATTGTCATGGAAAAAGTGGACGAGCAAGCGGCAGCATTAGTAAAACAATGGGAAAAAAAAGAAAGAGAAACAAAAGCCAATGCTTTGGCTGATCAAGCTAAAAAGCTTTTTCCTGATGCCATTGTCACGCCCTTGCCTAATGCCATTGTTCCGTCTGTCATGATTGAGAAAGCCCTGCCAGCGGATGCCAGCGAGGCTGTGAAGGCCCTCGGAGGAGAGCTTCGCATCACTTACCAGCTCAAAGGCCCAGAAGAGCTTTAAGCCGGTTCCATTTGGCCAGTTCCTCTTCGTGATAACTGGTCCACGAAGCAATGGAATCAATCAGCCCTTGCTTGGCCTTGGCTGCATCGCCATCAGTAAGAAGCTCCTGAAGAGCTTCAGAGATCATTTCAATTTTTTGCTCATACCATTTGTCAGGCCACAGTTCAGGATTCATGGAAAGAAAGCGTTTGCCGCCATCTTAGCCCTAATACGAACCACCATCAATCTCTACGCCATCAATGCTGCCGCCAGTGATGCTCACATTATTGGCATTCTGTGTGGACATGGTGCCAAGACCAAGCGTCGTGCGGGCAGCAGCAGCGTCAGCATCGTCAATGAGGCTACGGCCAAAACTGGTGAGCGTAGCCACATCAGCCGTGGCAGTGCCTGTGAAATAGGGCACTTTATCAGCAGCAGACGTAACGCCCGCCAATGCCGCAAGATCTGCGTCATAAGCCTGCACGTTTGTGCCAATAATCAGCCCAAGATTGGTGCGGGCTCCGGAAGCAGTGGCAGCACCAGTGCCGCCATAGGCCACTGCAACAGCCGTGCCTTGCCACGTGCCACCACTAATCGTGCCAACGCTAGTAAGGCTTGACGAAACCACGCCCGCGCCCAAGGCAGTGGCGCTTAATACCTGCGTGGCATTGATATAAAAGGCTTTGCCATTGGCAAGGTCTAAATGCTCACTACTAGTCCATGCATCAGTGGCATTAGACCAATTAAAAGTTTTATCTGTAGAGCCTTTAAGGGTGATGCCGCCACCATCGGCAGTAGTATCGCTGGGACTTGCAATACTACCAAGTTCAATATTTTTGTCGTCTACAAGAACAGTTGTACTATTGACAGTTGTAGTGGTGCCATTGACAGTAAGATTGCCACCAATCGTGGCATCACCAATCGTAGTTAATCCACTAACAGCAGAAAACGAAACAGTGCCAGTAAAAGTTTTATTACCACTAATAGTTTGGCTGCCAGTTAGCGTAACAAACGCTCCGCTTCCACCAATCGCCTCAACAGTAGTGGCAGTACCTCCTGCTCCACCAGTGCCTTTGCCGTAATAAAGAACGTCATCAACTTCATTAAAAGCAAGTTCGGCATTTGCCAGGCTCGTGGGGGCACCAGCGGCACCACTTGCACGCCTCTTAATGCGAATGGTATTCGCCATTAGTAATTACCCCCGTCAGTCAAAGACAATGAAGTGAAAGAAGAATTAGCAACAAACTGTTGACTATTTCCATCATAAACAAGCACGCTACCATTGGTTTTAGCGCTCACATTGACATCGGCTAAATCAGCAATATTTAGCGTTTTCCATTGCGTGTCATAATTTGCATTGCTTGTTTTTGCCAACACTTGCCCAGTGGTTCCACTAGGAATGATTCCAGGGCCAGGCACGCCTTGAGGACCATTGCCAAAGAAATCTAATTCAACAGAAGACGATGCTCCAATGGCAACAATTGGGACATCATTTGCCGTGACAACTATTTCATTGCCAGCTTGATCAACAATGATGACAGAAGCATTTTCTTCCGTCACATCGACTGTACTATTGCTTTCTTGAACAATAACTGTCATTTATAGCTTAGCCCAGGATTTAAATATGCATTGCCCTCCAAAATATAATAAGCATCATTGCTGGGTTCAGTAATTAAAACATCATATTGCCCTTGTTCAGTGATGCCACTTGTCCCGGAAGCCGCCAAGCGAATTTTAAAAATACCACTAGCCTGGCTCACGTAAGAAACTGTAAAATCCGCGAGTTTATTAATCCCCAAACGATCATATAGCTTAGAAGCAATTGTATAGCCGCTCATGTTGACGGGCGTGCCAGCATTGTCCTTATATTGCACTTGCAGCTCAAAAGTGGCGCCTTGATAGATTGTAATATCGTGCTTGCCGGGAACAATCATTTCAAAATGCCCTTTCTTTCATTGTAAGCAAATTAAACCACTTCTACCCAGCCAATCAGTCCAAGGGCCTTAGCGCTTGTATCGCTGTCCACAGTAAGCACAAGCGTGTCGCTTACACCTGAAGCGTTTTGTCCTAAAGACAAACGAATGGCTTCTCCAATTGTGTAGTTAATAGCGCTTCCTTGTGCAACAAAACCAGAATCAATAATCGTGCCGCCGCTCACAGTGCCACTGGCAATTGTTTCCACGTTTCCTCTGCCATTATTAGCGGCCTGCCACGATGTTCCAGTGATGGTTGGATTGAGACGCAGACGCCACAAAACAATATCACTTGTTCCAACAGTAGTTGAAATTTTTACAGGCAAAATTACATTACCAGTGCGGCCACTAGCCATGCGAATGCCAGCAGTGATACGTTCTCCAGATGTATTAGGAACAGAGCCAATATCATGGGCAATGGAATAAATAGGACCATCTGGTTCATAGCCGCCCTCGCTTAAAATGCTGCAACAAATATGTTTAAACGTATGACCAGACGCCTGAGCCGAAGCATTGTGAATGCGATAGGACAATGGCAAAATAGCCGTTGTCATATAAACAGAGGAAAGCGTGTTGTAATGATTGAATTCGTGGCAATAAACAATTTCGCCGTTAATAATAAAACCACAACGCACTCTTCCCACTCCAAGCCATTCAAGATCGGCGGTGAAAATTTGAGCCTTAGAAATATCCAAGCTAGACAATGTATTAAGATTCCAGGCGCTTTGATTGACCACATCTTCCACCACGCTGCCAGAGGCATTGCTTCTAATGACAAACTGCAAAGTAGTGCCACTAGCCCTAAACATCACCCCATCAGAATCATTAAATAGCCCCACTTCTTGAATTAAACCAGCAGTGGGAGTAGAGCCAACAAAGCTCTGTAGCATCATCATGCTTTTCCCTGCTTGGTAAGGAAAATTTTGTTTTGTCCGGCGCAAAACAGTGTCGCCAGAAGCAGTGGTGGTAGCCATTGCCACACTGCTTTGATTGGTTAAAAACGTGGATGTACCACTACCAACAATTTTGTCAAACCATTGATCGGGCCGTTTGTCATAGCGCATTGTGCTATCAAACAGCGTATAAGGAGAACTGGTGCGAGCCCTGCCAAATGCATCTACAACGCCACTGTCTGGTCCTGTTTGTAAAAGTTGTCCGCGCCAATCAGCTTGAATGTGAGTTTCAAACTGTTCGTTGTTGGCAATAATTTGTCCCATAATTATGCACGAATAAGGCCAAGATTTTGCAAGGCAAGAATGACGCCGCTTAGGGCCGTCAATACTTCAGCAGTGGAAGAACCGCCACTAGGAATGGAGATGCCAGATGGACAGACGACGGGCGATGCGCCAAAGAAGCCCATCGATGCGCCACTGGCAAAAATCGTTACGCCTCCAGAAGCAGTGATGGTTCCAGAAATGGTTGGAAAAATTAAAGCGGAAGACGAAATACTGGTGGCGGCTAAAGTGCCTCCTGAAAGCGTGGGGGAATTGACTGTGGAAGAAGCAAAAGTACCTCCGGATACTGTTGGCGAATTAATTGTGACATTGTTTAATGTGCCGCCAGAAATAGTTGGGGAAGTGATAACTGCATTGTTATAAGTGCCACTGCTAACTGTGGCTACGTTAGTGATGGTGCCGGAAAGCGTTACGTTGAAAATTGTGCCGTCTTCAAACGTTGAATTGTCAAGAGTGCATTGATCAACAATTGCATTGGACAATGCCGTGCCATTGGCCGTGCCTCCATTAATTGTTGGCCCATTAATCGTGGCGCCAGTAATTGTTGCCGCTTGATAAGTGCCGCCAGAAATGGTCCCTAAAACAGTGGTGCCGGAAATAGTTGAATTACGAAGCGTCAGGCCAGAAGCCGTGGAAGTCCACGATGCGTCATAATCTACGCTTGTAGCCTTGGCAATAATTTGCCCCACGCTACCGCCAGACGGCAACGTACTCTGTCCCATCGGTCCTTGCACGCCAGGGATGGACAAACCAATAGCAACTGGCTCACCACTAACAACAGTAAGAATGATATCGGGCATGATTAATTCCTAGAACAAGTGCCGGAAACAGTGCAAACGCCTTTTAGCCAGTAATAACGATCTCCACCGGCTTGCGTGGCACTCACGTCATAATTATAAATTCCTACTTCCAGTCCGCTAGAAACACTTGGCGCCAATGTCAATTGAAAAATTCCGCTAGCTGCATTTGTAATAGCTGGTACAAAACTTGCAACAATTTCTCCGTCCAATGCGCCGCAAATATCGCTATCAATGGTATATCCAGAAAGATTGATGGGAGTGCCGCCGCTTTGCGTAGCAGTAATCTGCATGCGGTAAGTGGAGTTTTGCAGCACCACTATGTTGTAAGTGGCGGGATAATACATTTCTCCCTTTTCTCCCCAACTGTTTTGTTTTATTATAGCCTTGCATTGTTTTAAACAAGAAAAAAGGAGAGCATTGCTCTCCCTTGGCTTTATTTACCTTGACCTCGCATGAGCTTGCGCCCATGAGAAGCTTTGCTATTTTTTCCTTGCCCTTGCTTCGTGGTTTTGGGCTTGCGGATGATAATGCGCTTTGACGAAGAAGCGCCAACTTTGCTTTTTACGGCCAATGGTGGACGTGCGAAAGCACTATATTAGCTAGCCCAAGGCACGCCGGCGCCCGTGGTCGGGGCAATTTGTTGCTGAATTTGAGCGGCAAGAGCGGCTTCAATTTCAGCCACTTTCTCCTCGCCAATTTTCTCCTTCGTCCATTCCACTACCATTTCAGCAGTGAGATCAGCATACGGAATAAGCGAGTCGGGCTCAGGCGGTTCAAGACCGAGAGAGCCATACGCCCCCGAACGGTAAGTACCGTCAAAAGCATCAATGGTGTAATGAATGGTGTACACTACACCATCTGACAGCGTGCGCTCAAGATTAGCGACGCCCCAAGTAAATTCAATGGAAGAAGCCATGATTAACAAAATAGCCTGCTTTATTGTAAGAGCAAATTACAGCTCCGGCATTTCGTACTCCTTGGTGGTATTGCAATAATGCTTAAAAATAATTTCACTGGTATTACCAGCCCAGTTTGCCACCTGTGGCACTGGAATGCCCGCCTCAATCCAGCGGCTAATCGCGGTGTGCCTGCAATCATAAGGGCGATAAGCATGACTAATTAACTCTGCTTGGTGTAATGGCTGCAGTTTTTTACGAAAATAACTCTGAAACGCCAAGCGATCCCATGGAAAAATATATTCATTGTCTTGAGAAAGTTGCGCCATAATTTCTTGACATTTATTGTTCAATGGCACCCATCGCTTTTTGTTTGTTTTAGTACTATCTTTTAATCCATGCGTAAGGGTCCAGTTTTGATGCACAAGAATCTTGTTGTCCTTGATATCGTCCCATCGCAATGCTCTTACTTCACCAGTTCGCATGGCGGTTTGAAGCATAAATTCTGTATACCAAGTCCAGTTAACATTTTTATAAGTTTGCTTGGCTTCTAGTGCTGCAAGGACTAATCCCACTTCATCTCGCGGAATTACAACAATTTCCTCGTTTCTTTGCGGAGCTTTAGGCATTTTAAAGCTTGCAAGAGGATTCTTGTCCAAGTAACCCACGTCTTCTTGTGCTGCCCAGCGAAACATTGTTTTTGCATACATTGCGACGCGTCTAGAAGAAAGCACCGGCTTTTCTCCCAACACCCAAATCATGATTTTGCGTGCTTCATTTAAGTCTTGAATTGGGCAACGCTTTAACCATTTTGTTACTTGCCTGTAGTCGGAAGTCAAGCTGGTTGGACATAGAGAAATGGAGCGCTCTTCCAAGAAGGCACTCCAAAGCTCCGCAAGAGTGGTGGGCATGGTTTGAGGGCGAAGACGGCCAGACTAGTCGCTTGTACAGAAGCTGTCAACCCATGCTTGGTATCGAAAGCAACTACTGAAGCTGGTCTTTGGCGTGTTGGGCCTGGATCTCCGCGTAGTCCAGCGCGGTGCGGCTAAGTTGAGGAAAGTCTTCCTGCAGTTCTGTGGGAGAGACGCCAGCACGCAATTGCTCCACCACCACGGCCACGGGAATCCGCGTGCCGCTAAATACAAGCTGTCCCGAGCAGATCGCGGGGTCGCGCTCCACCACACCTTGGGAAAGCGGCTCCTGGCTTTGTTTTGACACATGGCGTAATTCAATTTTACGCTGCTCTATGCGCTCCCGGCGCTCAGCATTGAAGCCCTTGGTGAGTTCCCAAAAGGAGCGCGTCATGAGCGTTAAGGGGGAATGGTTAATCAGCTTGGCCACGCTTTATCAGCGGTGGCACGCAACTCCTGGATAAAGACTTCCAGTTCTTCGCGGCTTCGGAACTCTTCGGTGTAGTAACTGTCTTCTTCATTGGCTAAAAAGACTTTTCCGTCTTTAGCCCAAGATGTGTGGGGCGAGCCACGATATTCTTGTTTGGTCATGGTTTTTGGGGAACTGTGGCCGTGGGCAGGAGCCGGAAACTCGCTGCCCTACCACATTACAACACGGCGTCAAGCCCAGTAGAGAGTAGGACTAAGAGGTTTAGCAAGCCATCAGCACGCAAGGCACGCAGTAGCTGCCATCCTCGTAAGTGCAGGTGACGTGAGTGCTGGTCACTTTGGCGATGGTCTTGCTGCGGACAATGTCGTCGTCCTGCGGTTTAGCGGTTCCATCACCAGCGGACATCAGCAGGTCGCCCCGCTGCACCGTGACACCTTCGGCAATGCGGATGATGAAGTCACCTGTCATCGCGCAGTAGAAGTCTTCGGTGTAGGTGTCGTCGTCGTTGTCCCAATCGACAAACACGCCAGACACGTTCGGGTCACCTTCAACGTCAGAAACCTTCATGCGGTTGAGTTGTTCATTATCTTGATCACCCCACTCGCACATCTCATCCAGATTGCTTAGCACAGTGCCGCGCAGAATATCTTCGCGCCCGCCATTAAGAAGCTGGGACCAGCGAGAAAGGTGAGCGCCGTTGAGTTGAACAGTAGTTCCGGAAACAGAAATAGTGCCTTCAACTACGTCTGCTTGGCGTAGTTCGACAAGAGTTCCGTCATCTCCGTTTCTATTTACAACTAAAGGAACTGCGCTGCTGCGATTGATCCTGACAAAACCATCTGCATGTAATGAAATTCCTTGTCCATCGCCGTCAGCAATTCGACCAATGTAAGCATTTCCTGCGCTCGTAATCCTCATCCGCTCCGTCGGGCTGCTCGCTCCATCGGCGGTAGTGGAGAACACTAGGCGGCCCGGATAGTCATTCGATCCAGCGGTTCCATCAGCCGCGCAGACGATAGTGCCGAACTCGTTTCCGCTGCTATCTGTGAATGAAATTGCGCCAAGGTCTTCGCCGCTTGTGATAGATGTTGCGGTTTCACCCCTTGCGATATTGAGGATTGCTGATCCGCCTGACGACGAAGTATTGCCTTGGATCTTGATTAGACCAAACTGCGCGTAAGCACCTGCGCTAGAGGCAGAAGACGTGCCAACTAAGAGCCTGCCGGAGCTGTCGATGCGCACGCGCTCACTAGCATTGGTGGCAATAGCTAAAGCCCCACTGGCAGGTGAATACAGCCAAGGCGATGTTCCCAAGGATGGAGTTCCAGCATTATTGCGAATCAATAAATCCGTAACATAACTTGTTCCATTTACTTCAAGTGTTGTAGCAGGCGCAGTAGTGCCAATCCCTACTCGACCTGAGGAGTCAATCCTCATGCGTTCGCTGTTGCCAATACCAAAAATGAGATTTGCTTCTGATCGAATAAGTCCATCTGCGGTCGAAGACCCAGTAAGC